GCTTCGGTATAAAGCGCCATGCGATACTCATCAGACAGGCTATGAACCCCGTCCATCACCTCGGCCTTGTACGACCGGCAAAGCGCAGTCTCAATTGCCATCTTCGTTCTCCGCAATCTCAGCGCCGATCACAACGCCTTCTGCATCCCGAACCAGCTTGATTGACCGCTTGGCCGGTGCCAATTCAGTGTGCTTGACCTGAACCTCAACCGGAGGTGCCTGAATAAAGGTCGGAGCCATCGAACGAACAGGTGCATCATCCTCATCCTGATCGTCGCCGCTATCGCTATCCTCGACATCCATACCCTTGGCAGCCTTGTTGCCGCCGAATGGGAAGAAGGCCAATTCAAGACCAAACTGGTCAGCCAATTCCTTGTCGCGTTGCCACTGGCTAAGAGTTTCCTCGATGTCGCGGCCATACTGGGTCGAAACATCCTGCATCGACATGATGCCGTTGTGCATCGCCTCGACAGCGGCGTTGACTTCCTTCTGAGGATCAACCCATTGCCAACCGCGTCCACGGAAATGGCTGGCTGTGAAGAATTTAGGGAAGCGTGACGCTGGGATCGGAATATAGCCGAACTCCATAACGTGCATGAGCCACACCCCATAGGCTTGCAGCACGAAGTGATCCAGCATGAACTGCTGCATCATCTTGTAAGCGTCACGCTCCTCCAGCGCCCCCTGTCGGATCGAACTGTAAGAGGTTCCCTCAAGATCGTTAGATAACGAGGCATAAGAAACGCCCAAGCCCGAAGAAATACCGCGCAAAATGCCCTTCTGGAAATCCGAAAAGGCAGTCGCCGGATGGCTAGGATCGAACGGTTTGAAATCAACACCAGCCGGAAGCTGATGGAATGTACCCGGCTCCGCATCAATGATCGGGACGTTGTTCTCATAATCGTCCGCAGGGGCATCCTCGCCGCTCTCAGACGTAAAGAAGCCCATCTTCGATGCAGCCATGCGGCTTGCGACCAACTCTGCCTCGCGGTGTGCGTTCAGCATCTTAAGCTGGCTGATTGCCGAGTGCATCCAAGGCTCGCCACGGGTCTGACCAGCGCGGATCGGATCGTAAACATGAATGATGTTCTTAGCTTCGATCCGCGTCGATTCGTTAATGGTAACCGTAGAAAAGTCATAATCGCCGGGGTGGCGCTTCTTGACCCAGTAAGCGACAGGCCGCTGATATTGGTCAACCTCGATGCCCATACGAATTTCGCCGCCGTTTTTCAGGCGCTGGTTCTTCTGCTCATCGATCAGATCGGCTTCAATCGGATGGAACGCAACGCCATGAATAAATGCACGATTGCGTACTACCTGAACGAACGCCTCGCCGTCACGCGCCGTAGCCTCGATGACGTACTTCTGTAGATCGACCCAGCTAAGGCGTCCATCTGCGGTACAATTGCCCTTCAGGCCAAACTGCGTCCAAGCATCCTCGATAATCTGGTTACCGATTGTGTCCATCGTGTTGTTGGTATTACGGGCCTTCACCTGTAGCACCATGCCCTTGTCGCCAACCACGTTGGTTTTAAGCAGTGTCAAATAGCGTTTGACATAGACATCGTCCCGCGCCAGCGCCCGCGAACGGTTGCGCATGGTGACAAGATCGGACTTAATTTCGCTGTCAGGGCTGCGGCTGGATGCCAAAAAGTCAGCAAAAAGCCGACCAGTGTTCGCCGCGTGGTAAGAACGCTTTGAAACCTTGCCGCTCTTTTCAGGCAAACCAAGTATATCGCGCCACAGACTCATAGGAACCTAACCTTCATCGTGGTTTTAGTGGTCTTGCCAAGAGCAATATCGCTTTCTCTACGCTCACGGTTGACTTCTTTGCGATAATAATCGCGCCACTGGAGCAAATCGGCAATCGTCATTTTGGAGATCGAGCGACCTTGGATGCTGTAAGACGAAACATCCTTGTCAGCACGACCAATCAGCAGCCCCTCGATCTTGTCGAGCATGATCTCTGCATGAGTGCGCGGATCGGCACCATTATTGTCGAGATCGGCGATGGCTTCGAACTCGCCGCGCTCGACAACGATCCGATTCCCCGATGCAGTCTCGGTAATCTCAAGCTGCCAATGGTAATAGCCAGTTCCAAAAGCAGCCGTTGTGGCGCTCGATGCCTGAAAGAGATAATATGCCGGTCGTTCAATGGCCGCTATCTTAATTTCGCCGCTCTGGCCCGACGCAATCCGCGCTACATACTCAGCACTATGGGTCGCAGGCGGGTAACTTTCCGCCAACGAGCTTTTCTTCCACTGGATAAAATCGCCTACGACGATTTTTATCGGCTCGCCTTCGGGAGCATTGCTTTCATCAAAAAGATTTGCCATTACCCCTCAACGCCAGTTATTAGCAAAGCCACCACGCTTTGGTCCCCTTTTTGGCACCAATGGATGCGGCCTAGCATCCTCAACCTTGGCCGGAGTGTCCGACCTTCGTTCGATATTAGCATAGAACCGCTTCACAATGCTATCTATATTAATATTGAGGATATGAAAAGCCGCAATGGCGTAAACACGAACGTCAAGCGCCTCGTTTCGGGTCCGGTTTTTTACCCAAGTCCGCACTGGATAGCCCTTATGATAGCGGATCACCTGTTTCTCCGCAGTCAACTGCTTAAAATATTCGTCATCTCGCTTGGCCTGAAAGTGACAGTAGCCACCGCCAGCCTCATCTATCCTTAGACGGGCATAGTGCAACTCTTTGGCGGTATCGACGCCAATGGGGTAGAGAGGCACCTTGCCAATATTGTTCCGAGACGGACGGCCAACGATAGGCTTACCCTCGCCGCCGACACCCTTGATGGCATAGACCCTGTGACCTGCCCTAGTCTTGGCATAATTGTAAACTGCCCGCGTATGGTGACCACCAGAGTCAATGCAAGTAGCGCGGATCAGCATAGGCTCGCCGGACGGATGCTCATAGGTCGCCAGAATTATCTCATCCAGCTTGGCCCAGAGGCTTGGCGTGGACGGATCGCCGTACAGAACGTGATATTCTATCTGCCAGCTTTCCTCACCGGCTCCCCAGCCGACAATCTCGACCTCCAGACGGTCATCCTGAACGTCAACGCCGCAAGTGAGAACCACAACCTCATCAGGAATGCCTTCATAATCTTCCTTCCTCTGGGCGACAGCATAATCGTCCACGCCCTCGCCCTGATCTTCCCACGTCTCGCCAAAGAAGGTGTTGACGAAGGTCTTCAGCCGCATTGGGTCTTTGCGAGCAGCCAGAAAGTCCTCGACCGCGTCCGATAACACCGTCCAAGGCGAGTAAAGCGAGTTGAGATGAAACCCAGCCACGCCATTGAACGGACAGTGCGCGACCCATTTGCCCTTCGACACAGCCTTGTGCCGGTCTGAATCACTCCAGATCGAGCCACATTCGGCGCAGCTATAATAGGCGGTGTGCGGATTTTCGTCCGTCCACTGGACGTTGGCCCACCTTAGTTCCTGTTCGTGGCCGCAATCCTTGCAAGGCACCAAGAACTTGCGCTGGTCGCTTTCCTGATAGGCTGACTCGATCCTGCTGGCATTCCGGTTGGTCGGGGTCGAGACTAGGATTACCTTCCTGTTCCAGAAGGTAGCCGCTCGCTTTTTAGCCAGAGATATTGGATCACCTTCCTCACCAGCCGAAGGGGGATATCGATCAACTTCGTCACACAGAACGACACGGATCGGGCGAGAAGCAAGGGAAGATGGACTGTTAGCGCCAACAAGAGACAGAGCGCCCCCAGCAAATACCTTGTGAAGAGTTGTATTGTTCGCATCTTTGGCCTTCGAATCCTTTACTTTTTCCCTCAGACAGGGAGTTGAGCGAAGCAGGCCCGCAGTGATACGGTCCTTCGAGAACGCCTGCGCCATATCGACGGTAGGCTGCATCATCAGGATCGGCGCAGGATCGTGCGCCATGTGATAGCCAATCGTGTTAAGCAGCATCTCGGACTTACCAAGCTGCGCCCCGCACATGACAACCACCTCTTTAATCAGGGGATCGGAGCAAGCATCCATGATGCCGCGCTGATACTCGGCGCGAGCAGTTACCCAGCGCCCCGGCTCTGCGCTACTTTGAGAGTCCAGCCGCCTTTCTTGGTCGGCCCACTCGGCGACCGACATTCTTGGCGGGGGCGTCAGGCGCTTCATCGCCCGCAATAGGTTCGACAGCAGCGGACCCCGTGTTGACTGGATCAATTGCTGGTTGATAATTGGAGAGTTCAAGCAATGCCTCCCTGATAGCATTTTCCATGTGGTCTTTCACCACAGCGACATCGCTCTCGTTCGCCACAACTGGGGCGACCTTGGTTGGGAGCGACAAAAACTTAGCCTTGCAGGCATGAAGAACCGTTTCCCACGCCTTCACCACATCTTCGGTCAGGCATAGGGTGCCGCGTATCTTCGCCAGTTCCAATTCAGCGATCTCGGCCTCGGCATTAATTTTACGGGTGCGGGCTTCGTCGTAAGACGATCCGATAATAATCCCGCCAGTGGTGGGCTTTCTTTCCTGCTTCATAATGGGTTCCGAAATTGCATCAAAATTTTTATTCCCCAATTCTATAAAGTGCCGCCCGCCATATATCTCCGGTGTTTTAATGGCGTATTTGTCCCCGATTTCCCCCAGATACGGTCTTCGTCGGCGGCACTTCCATTAAATGACACCTGCCAGCGTTTTTGTCTAGGCTTTTGTTATTTCTGGCTTTGGTAACAATATTTCACAAATGGGTCTGGAAATTGCTGTCTCTGCAAATTCATTGGGCTCCTAATTACCCGCTGGGCCGGATCGGCTGGAAGGACCCGCTTTCCATAGGGCGCTGGCATGCCCCTAGAGCAGCGCCACAAGCCCGCACAAGCGCAAAACAAGCTTGCCCTATACCTTACCCTTGCCAGCCTATGACATGGCCTTAAAGCGGCCCTATGAGGCTTGCACAAAAAAGCCCGCAAGGCATAGGCAAAGCGGGCAAGTGATAGGGCGCTGGCAATAAAAAAGGCGGCACAGTGGCCGCCTAGTCTATTCGATTGTTCGTTATGTCCTATTCAAACGAGCTCCACTGTCCATCGCTATGGCGCTTGTATTGCCGCGCAAAACCATTAGGAAAGCATTGCTTGTGTCTTTCCATTGCAACTATCGCATTGCTAGCCTCTTGTGCGTCATAGCATAGGCCGCGCTTATCGCTTAGATATTTGAATAGATATACTCTCATTTGATTAGCTCCATCAATTTAGCCATTGCCGGTGTGAGGTTGCGGTGTCCTGCCTCAAGTTTTTGCAGATGGCGGGGACTGATGCACAGGAGGTCAGCCGCGCGTTCTTGCGTTAGGTTGCGCGCCTTGCGCCATTGTTTCATGTTCATGCTTGACCCCAATCCCTGAGCTTCAAGTATGCGTCCTGCGCAGCGACATAGGCGTCCCGTGCATCCCGATAGGCTTGATGCAATGCGGCAAGCTTGGGCGTGCAAACTCCGTCAATTAGATAACGCTTGTCGCCTGCTTGATTGCCATACTCTAGTTCTAACTCCGCCTGCCATGCCTTATCCGTGGCAAGCATTGCGTGGAAAGCGTTGTCGCGTTCAATTGTTCTTTGTTCTAATGTCATTTGCTTAATTCCTTATTCAAAGTTAGTCCATGGCTGTGGGCAGTGGCTAGGCTTGCCAGCTCCTGCCAGCCATTCCCTAGTGTGCTCTAAGCTTGCGCCTTTAACATATAACCTTCCGCCAACATACCATCGGAGCTGCATTCCTTTGCGCGATTGAACGTAACGTGCGGAGCGCTTGCCGATTGGAGTCAGGTCAAGGTCGGTGTGAATTGTTATGTTCATGCCGCAACCTCCAACTCTTCCAATTGACCCATGATGTCGCCGGCCCATAGTTCCACGGCACAAGACAAATAAAGGCATGCCATGCCGCGCCAAGACTCGAAACTTGGAACTTTGGGCAATTCTCCGACAACGCTATGAATATAGTCCAATACGTCATCGCCATAGTCGGCCATTATGTTATTCGCCTGCCAATAAGTAACCGCAGGCATATAAGAGCCGCTGGCGCAACCTCCATTGCAGATTGATGCTATAGTCATTGCGCAGATGTCCTGCTCAATCCATTCAGGAACCTGAATGTTAAGCAGTTCGGCAACAGGGGTTTCGCAATTCCAGATTTCGTTCGTATTCATCTCATCAACTCCTATTAGAAACATTCAATTATAATTGCGCCAATAAGGCAGATTGCAATGGCGATTGCCAAGGGCCGGTAAGACATTTCGTATTCCCTACGTTTTCAATAACCCTCCTCTAAACCCGTTCAATGAACGTGTAAACCCCCTCATTTGACATTTGTGGCCAAAATGCACTTTGCGTTCAATGGACGTGGGCAAGGCTATCGCGCCTTATAGAAGCAAGAGCGCGCCTAGTGGCTGGCAATCTGTGCCGCCATGGCATGGGCGAGGAGGGGCGAGGAGCTGACCCCCCCTTCTCGGTTTATGGGCCAAAATTTTGACCCCCATACGATTTATGGAGCAAAATTTTGGCCCCTATACGATTTATGGGCCAAAATTTTGCACATTCAGCGCCTTTGCGCATTCCCCAGCCCAAAAGCCAAAATCATAGATCGGCTCGCCACTCTCATCATATCGATCAACGCCCTGCTTCGCAGCGTTGCCCAGCAGCACCATCAGATCGTTAAGCAGATTGGTCGCAAACAGGTGTTGGGGACCTTCCCAGATCACAAGATTATCGTTCATTTTACATCCTACTCATATACCTGTTGAATATACGGCTGAAATGCTTTGGCAAGGAGTATTTTAGCTGAGAGTTCCCAACGCCATGAAAATTGTAGCGCACCTGATAGTTGGGCGTCTTGTTGGTAAAGATCAGGACTGGCCGAATATCGTCTCCGACACGCTCTGCGATATACTCCTGACCATCCTCACGCTTCATTAGGAAAAACTGCGCTGGCTTGCCTTCACGCTTCTTTGACGCCCTAGCCGTAGGGATCGTGCCAAGGTCCGCCAGCATACGTGAATAAACCGAACCGGGAATGTTCCCATAAGCATTTTTTGGATAGTCAGACGCCATCAACGTATAGCCACCTTGCAGCCAAGGCCCAAGACGCTTCTCTGAGCGTTTCTTGCGCCGAGG